ATCTGTAGTTGTATCTATATCGCCAAGTTTAGTGATGCCAAGAGAGAATGTTCAAGATTCGTCTTTATTGGTTGCATCTGCGGTTGTCTTAACATGGAACGCTCTTGTTCAAGATGATTCTTTGAGGTCTCAGAAAGGAATGACAATGGCACAGATAGGCATGGACGAGGTTTATTCTTGTTTTGCTCACTGTCCTACTTGTAGCGAGGACTGGAGCTTTGGTTATACAAAAACTGGATTGCTTCGTTTCGCCAATACTCACAAGGCAGATGAATTATGTTGTTGCAAATGCAAGCGGGTATATCCGTTTGATATTTTGAAATCGCAGTTAATATAGGTTTATGTTTCATTCACAGAGCAAACAAACTCAACCGTATAAAGGACTTGTGTGCAATTTGCATGGGCCTATATTTTTAGGATTAATATGGACCTTGAGGATATTATAGTTGGTGACGAGCTTGAGTTGGAGGCTTTGGTAGAATTAATACAGACTAACGAGGCCGATTTTGCCCGTCGGGAGATTATAGAGCAGATAGTTAATGGGTCCCTAAATTAAATGGCCGAAGACATAAAGAAAAAGATAATAATGAAGGGTTTTCAGGCGGACTTTATGGAATCAAGGTCCCGGTTCCAAGCGTTTGTTGCTGGATGGGGAAGTGGGAAGACCTTATTTGCTTGTTGTCTTAAGCCTACTTTGTATTGTCTGGAGCATCCAGGCTCGGAATGGCTGGTCGTCAGGAAGGAACGAACCCGGCTTGAGGAGTCAACAATCCTCGACTTTGAGAAGATGACCGGTATTAAGGTTGACAGTCATGGCATAGCCAAGATACGCAACCCCAAATGGACTAAGGGTGCCAAAGATTCAATCATAATGTTTAGGCATGGCGAGCAAATCAACAAGGTCGAAGTCTTACAGAACATGAACCTTAACGGGTTTTCGATTGAGCAGGCAGAGGAATTTGAGACAGACCGCCAATTCCAGATGTTAAGGGGCAGGATAAGGGCGGAAGAAGAGACCTATGGTATAATAAGCGCAAATACAAACGGCCATAATTGGATATGGAGGCTCTTTAAGGCTAAGGACATGAAACCTGCTCCGGATGAGTTGGTTAAGGAATCAATGAAAGAGACCGGCTTATCGGAGGAGCAGACCCGCGAAGCCTTTGACCCCGCGCAGTATGCTTTATTTGAAGCCACTACGTTCGATAATAAAGATAACTTACCCGTATCGTTCATTCAGGACATTGCAAGGCTGAAGACAGAATCACCCCATCATTACAATAGATTCGTTTTGAATTCATGGGAAGACATAGACACAAACGATAAGGTAATCCCATACAGTCATATAATAGCAAGCGTCAATCGTAAGCTAATTGAGTTAAGGTTTAAGACGTTGGTTGCCTGCGACCCTTGTGAATTTGGGGATGACGCAGGAATTATATATGGACTTCGCAATGGTGAGATAATCAAGCATGACTTCTTCAAAAACAAGGATGGTTCTCAGATTGCCGCAAAGTGTCAGATAATGAGGAAGGACATTAAGGGCCAGACGACCGTATTTGACAATATAGGTATAGGAGCGTCAACGAGGGATTTCCTATCTAAGATGAATGAGCCTATGGTATTGGCAGATTCACGCAAAGCAGGTTCAAGGGCTGAGGACAAGTTTACAGGATTTTACAACCAAAGGGCTGAAATGTGGTTTGCTGCCCGTAAGATGTTTATGGAGGGTATGACTTCTATCCCTGATGACCCTGAATTGATTGAGGAGTTAGCTGGTGTAGGCTTTGAGCTTACCGCCAGAGGGTATAAGGTTGAGTCTAAAGAATTGCTAAAGAAGGCTGACAGGCTCGGCAGGAGTCCTAATAAGGCCGATGCTTATATATATGGCCTATGGGGTTTGACCCAGATAGATTTTGACGATGACGCTATTTACCCGGATGATGATTTCTACCCGGACGAAAATGAGATGGCAGGTTCATATACGCAGGAGACAGTTTTTTAAGGATGGCTAAAGAACTTATAATGGCATGGGTTGATATTCCAGACCCGGAACCGAAGAAAAAGCCTGCCAACACTGAGACTGGTAGGCGTCTTGAGATAGTGGAGTATTTACGGGAGCGTGGCGTCAAAAGGGCTTTAATTGATGGTGAACAGTATTATTTCTGTGAGAATATAGACAATGGCAAAAAAGAAAACCAAGAAACCGGTTAAAAAGAAGTCAGAACCAATCAAGAACGAAGACATTAAGATTGAGCCTGACGAATCCGATGGCAGCCTTGAGGACGATAAGTACCTGATAAAGTACGTTATAGACTGTAAAAAGGAGGCTGAGAAGGCTTCTAAGGCTATGCGTGATAAGCAACGTGAGTTGTGGGTATTATACCAAAACCGCGAAAACTGGGGCAAGAAGAAGTCCTGGCAGTCCAAGATATTCATTCCGAAGATTTTTACAACCATTACAAGGGCGGCGTCATTAGTAAAGCGTGCAGTTCTTGAGACAAGTAAGTTATTTACTATGGAGCTTTTGGACGAAGAGACTGCACCTTTGAATACTAAGTTAAGGGAGCTAAGGCGGCTTGAGCCACAACCAGAGGAGGAGATTGATACTACACAGGAGAAACTTGACAATCTTAAGGACAGGCTAAAAGACGATGAGCGTCGATTTAAGAAGGAACTCAAGAGGAGTAATTTCGTAGCGGCTTATGGGGAGATGATAACCTCGTCCTTACTAACTGGTATGGGTGATTTGAAGCGGCTGTATAATGGTGGGAAAAAGAAACTTAGTTATGAGAATGTAGATATTCTAAACCTCTATATATCCCCTGATTACATGCCTTATGACGACGAGAATCCCGACTACCTAATTGAGTATAAGGAAATGTCGCTTGCCAAGCTAAGGAAAATGGCAAAAGGGGCTAACAGTGGTGTTGAGGATGGCCATGTATTTGATATGGAGGAAATCGAGAAGATTAAGGCTGACCATCAAAAGAGTGACAAGCAGGAAGAAACGAGAGAACGGCGGGGATTAAGTCAATATCCCAGATTGGCTAAGAAGGTAGGAATCCTTGAATTTTGGGGCAATGTTTATTCGAAGGACGGTAAGGAAGTTAAAGAAAACCAACTTATGATGGTGGTTAATGAAAAGCACCTGATAAGAAAGCAGGACAATCCTTTTGACGATGGCAAATACCCGCATGACCTGACTATCCCGATGGTTTATCCCCACCGTGGTATTGGCGGTACATCGCTTGTGGAGCCGGAGGTAAAACTTCAATACACGCTTAATAACATAATGAATATGATGGTTGACAACCTCAATTTCACAATTAACAAGGTTCGGACATACCAGCCTTCGTTGTTAAAGCGGGCACAGGACGCCTTTTCCGTCTATCCGGGCAAGATGATTCCGGTTACCTCTGGAGGTAAGGTTATTGAAGAGGTACAGACAAACCAGCTTGGTTCTGATGGTTTTAAGATGCTCGATACCATCAACAAAGAAATGCAGGAGAGTACGGCTATTACCGAGTTCCTTACTGGCATGCCGGGGTCAAAGGCAAAGACTCTCGGCGAGGTTGAGATTAAGACCGCAGAATCACAGGGGACATTTGACATTATAGCGAAAGAGTTGGAAATAAACTCTATTAGACCTATCTTGAAGGGCAGTTATGGTTTTCTTGTCCAGTTTTCAGACTTCAAAAACGAATATGAGTTTAATGTTGGCGGGTTAAGTCTGTTATTGATGAAGAATGAGCAGATTCAGACAATTTCACAGGCACTTATGATGGCCATGAAAGCGCCTCAGTTGACCGAGATTACTGATATTCCAGAGCTTTGGAAGCGATTGTTAAGTATTTGGAATGTATCAGACGTATATCGTGAACCGGAAGAAGTTGAGCCGGAAGAGGCCGAACAGCCCCAAAGACCTTCACCCGAACAGATTCAGCAGAAAGCCGCACAGGATGCACGTGCAGCGGTTGCGCAGATGGCACCAGAACAGATAATGAACAGTTAAGTAATGCAGACTTCAGATAAAAAAAGAGCCTATCACGAAGCATACTATCTTGCACACAAAGAAAAAAGGAATGCTAATAGTAGGGCTTATTATTATGCACACAAAGAAGAAGCAAATGTTATAAGTAAGGCTTACTATTTAGCACACAAAGAAGAGGCAAAGGCTTATCGTAAGGCTTATCGTTTGTCGCATAAAAAAGAAAGAAAAGTTTATTTAGACACGCACAAAGGAGAACAAAAAGCTTACGATAAAGTTTATCGGCAGAATAACTGTGATAAGATAACAAGCAAGAACAGAAGTCGTCGTGCCTTAAAGAAAGGTAATAACAGTACGCCATATTCAGGTAGTTATATTTTCGAGAGAGACGGGTGGACGTGTGGTATTTGTGGGCAAAAAATAAATAAGCGGCTAAAATGGCCTCATCCTCGCTCAAAGAGCATCGACCATATTATTCCAATATCAAAGGGCGGCGACGACTCACCGATAAACATACAAGCATCGCATTTGCGATGCAATCTGGGCAAACATGCTATAAATAAAGGGCAGTTAAGACTCTTTGGATAATAAAAACACAAAATTTTAAGGAGATAGACATCGAAAAGATAACAATACAAATAAACACAGACGGCACACAAGAAGCCATAAAGCCTGATATGTCCCGTATGCACGATATGAACAAGGCTAATTTCCCATTACTCCACATGCAGGGTAAACAGTTACCGTTTGGCGAAGATGATATTGGCAAGGAAGTCCCTATAACCGGCATGGTAAAGCTGAAGAGTGTCAAGTTTCAGGGGTACAACTATACCTTTGATATGACTAAGGTGGATTTTCCCGACCGGGAACCGATAGACAGTGGCTCTATTAAGGAAAGAAAACGAAAGCGGGTATCACGTGGCGTCTAACGAACCAGTAGAAATGACAGAAGATGACGAGATGGTACAGGTTGCGCAGATGGCCAGTAAGGTAACAACTACCCTCGGTACGCCTGGCTGGACAGATGTACTACGACCGGCGATAGATGCTCGCAGGAGTTACTACCTTGAAAACTTGCTATCTCGGCAGGAGCGGATGGAAGATATTGTATTTGCGCAACAGAGCGTATTAGCGATAGATGAACTTCTCAGTGCAATCGAGAACATATTCGCAGAGGGCGAACAGGCTAAGAGATATTTTGACGAAAAGAATGGATAGTTGAAAGAAACCTCCTATGTGTTCGTTACGGCGAATGTGTAGGAGATTTTTTTATTAGCGGCCAATCTTTAGGGTGTTCTGAACGGAAACTTAAAGAGGCACAAAATTTTAATAGTCGGCACTGTCTGGGGTGACCTTAACTGGTACTCAGACACCCACAAAACAAGGAGTAGTAAAATGGCAGACGAAGAAACAAAACCCGAAGAAACGACTGAAGAAGTAGTTGACGAAACTACCGAAGCAAAAACCGAAGAAACTGGCGAAGAAACTGTTGTAGACGAAACGCCGTCTGAAGAAGACCAAAAACTGAGTGACCTTCAGAGTAAATTTGACGCCCTTTCA